GGCGTTGGGGAATTTCCCCTCAGTGTCAATTAAAACACATATAATAGCTGTGACAGACGCCCCCTGTTTCCAGGTATTTTCTGTCACACCTCATCTCACCGTGTATGGGTATGGTTAGGACCAAATTTTCTCAACACGGACCGCATTAGACAACGCAACATGTCTAAGCCCTTTCAGCCCAAATGGTAGTTTTAACAGCATTTCATGGGCACCATTGCAACAAGCATATTACTGCTTGTTTGGTGGAGTCTTTTTCAAACCGGAGAATAAGTTGGACAAAGCCGTGATAACTGTGGTAGGTTTCTGGCCGGCATCTTTATCAGCCAACAACTTAATAGCCTTACGCACGGTTTCTTGATCATCAGTCCCAAGATCTGTCTGCTCCATCATCTCAGCTAAAGCAGAAGCTGGATCGACAAATTTGGACTGTCTAAACAATTTAGATCCTTTTGTAACTGCATGCCAATCATCATCCTCCTTTTCTGGTTTGGATGGTGCGGCAAGAGCCAACTTAGACTTAGGAAGGGCAAGACGGTTGTACTTACCAAGGACAACATTTATTTGTTGTTTGCCATGTAGCATCTTCTCGAAAGCAGAAATATGGAAAATACTTCCGGTAAGTTTTGGATACCCAGTATGTTCCAAGACAGCTTGGAGAAGGTCGGGAATGACAAATTCAAATCTCTGGTCGAGGTATGCACAACGGTCGCCAACAGTCATGTCAGGGTGGTATGGCGCAGATTCAGGGTAAAGAGTGTCCAAGGGGTCATTATAGACATTGGGCATCTCCTCCTCCGCACCTGTGCCAATATTATTTCCTGCCCCAAAAGGATCAGCAAAACGACATTTGTACGACATCATAATATAGCCAACATTAAAGAACTGAGCGGTACCTGGTAAGAAGGTATTAGCCAAGGCCTTAAGCGTACCCTGACAAGTCTCAGTTAATTCTGAGGTAGCTGTGGCACGCATTCTGGCAATGGCATCGTAAACCTCCCTCAACTCTTCATCGCGATTTCCGAAAATTGCCCCCCCGATTTCATAGGGTGGATTATCACCACCCACTTCTGCAGTGAGGTAATTAGACAGATTCGTGAGGTAAGTGTCCAGGTCTTCAGTTCTAAGCCAACGTGCGATCATATCTTGAACGACTTGAGGATTGACAGAAGAAGGTTTACGGACAGAGAACCATCTCATTACCCTTTCAGCTAACATGGTCGCCCCTTTAATTATTCCTTCTTTTCCTCCAAGAGCGTTAAAAATAGCAGTTGCGGTAGTACCCCAGACACTGCCAGTGGCAACGTTAGCTAATGACATTGCTTTTTGGAACATATTCCCAAGCAATGGGTCATCACCATCGGTGTCATCTGGGTTACGGTTAGACACAGCCGTACCGCCTATAACTGCAGGATCATAAGCTAAGAGTACTGAACCGTCACGACCAGTGCCCACAACAGGCACATAGTGCAGACGTATTTCTTCAAAGTTATACTTTCTATACAGATCCGCATATAGGCCAAGCTGTCCACCGATCAATCTAGGGTTAAGTGGTACTGCTCCTGTAACTGAGTAAGTACCATGAACGGGGGTTGGAAACAATCCATTGGATTGTGAGGAAAGGTTGGCATTGGAAATGTACTGACAACCCTCAACAAGAATTGTTTCAATACCATCTCCAGTGACTTCCTTCTTACTCACTCTTTGCCAGGATCTAAGCCCCTGATACTGTAGAGCTGCTGGTGCGGCCGCAACCACACCGTCATCCGCTGCTTTGGCTTTCTTCTGTTTGTTTTTCTTCGGTTTGTTTTGATTTTTGGTCATTTGTTTCTTCTTGTTACTCCATTCTTTAACAGATAAGCGTTCGGAGTGGAACACTTTCTGGTTGCATGGTGGTTATATTTTTCAAGTTCCTATAACCAAGAGAACCTTGTTGTAGATGACGGAACCCCTCGAACGTTACCATGCTGTATCCGAGTTTTATAAGGACATCATCATCTACCTTGCTATTTAGCTTTAATTGCGCGCTACCGCAAATTGTCGGCGTACCAACTGGCTACATGCCCATGGAGTGTTATACAAACACACAATTACTTTAATGCTCATTAGCAACCTACGGATAGGCGATTTGAGGTTTTCCAGCGTATGGACCACATTTTATTGGAGGTCCTTCGTAGGACCATGGTATGGAACGAAATATGGCGTCTTTAAACAAATAACGGTGCTGTAACTGTTTGTAAACCGTTTCTTGCTCAAGTTGGTCTTCAATCGAAATATGAAAAGCTTTTGAAAAAGAAATGCGGGCACACTCCTTTATCTCAAACTCAACATAATACTTCGGATTGTAAGTACCTTCGAGCTTGGCGCGGTATAACAAACCACTTCGTTTTAAGGTTTCCAACTTAAGGGTCAAGTTTGGTGTCTCGGAATGTGCTAAGCGTATCAAAGCAGAAGCGTACCCCTGCAGCATGGGTACGCCATGATTGAGCATCATCTCGCATGCCCCAACTGCAAACAAGTGTTCACTAAATTTACGTGTTGGGACACGACGAAAATCATTAGGGTTGTTCCTATCAGGAACAAGTTTAGCTAGCTCCATGTACCGAGGACCAGACGTTGACGTGGATATCACCTTAGAGGGATTCCTTACCATAACGTATTTCCCTGGTGTCACCTCAACTGGTTGAGTTTGGCACCATACCACTTCCTCTATTAATGTGGCAACATTTTCAAACCTACAAACGACACCACAATTTGTTAGATGGTCTTGTAGAGAACCTTTATATTTTATGAAAGTCGATCGCTCCATAAATATAACACAATCATCACCATTGATGACAGGAGCAAAGTCTACGTCCGATAGCCCTTTTTGAATGATTTTCCTGAAACTAGCAAGAAACAGGAAGAAACACACATTATTGGCCATTGAAGTATCCATTGCACCTGATCTCAACATGGCGTGATAGTCTCCACCGTTGTAAGCAATATTGTGCAGGCTGTAGCACTTGGGATTCATATACCATTTTGAAATTCGTTTTATAAAAGCGTGCTCCTCCGGATGGAAGGCAGCTAAATATAACATGAA